CGACTGCCGGGGGTTCCCACTTTTCGATGCCGTTGGCCGTGACCGTCGCAGATCCCGCCAAAGACACGCTGACTAGGCGAACCCTGGCTATCGTCGTAGACACGCTCGCAGCCGGTGTCGCCGTCGCGCTGAACAGGTAGATCGCCTCGGCGTTTGCGGTGACGCTCGCTGTCGCTTCAGGGTTGGCCGCAGCCTCGCGCACGCGGGTCGCTGAGGCCGTGTTGCTCGCCGCCGGGCTGACAACCCCGTCGGCCTCTCTCACGCGCTCACAAGCCCCCGCAGAGCTTGCTGAGGCCGTCACAGTCGCGGATGCGTCGCGTATTCTGCCAGCAGAGGCCGATACACTCGCGGCGGGCGTTGCCGCTGCGTCAGCCTCTCGGACGCGCTCGGCGCCGGATGCACTCGTCAGGACGGTCGTGGCGGCAGACGCGGATCCTCTGACCCGGACGACCGCAGCCGCAGTTGTCGTTACGGAGACGACGACGCCGTCGCCTTCCTTGAACACGCCATCCACACCAAAAGCCTGGACGCCGAAATTTCCAGTGCCAAAGCCGGTGCGGTAGGTCGTGTCAGCCATTAGTCTAGCGTCACGTCAAAGTCGCCTGACGGGATCCGGAACACGTCGCCGGTGTCAATCGCCTTGCTTGTGCTCAACGCCGCGTAGGCAATCAGGTTGCCGCCGGTAGACGCGTCAAACACGCCGACGTGCGAAACAGTGCCAAACGACGCGGTGGCCGTTGGGAACTCGATTGCAGCCGAGTTAGATGCAGTATCGCCGGAAACCGTGAACGTCGCTGATTGGCGCGCGTAGGCAGTGCCGGAGGTGCTTACCTCGGTGCCGCTCGCGTCATCCGCAGGGTTGGATGTAAACAGCGCCATGTACCACGCCGTCGGGCGTGTCGCGCTGTCTGCTGTAAATACCCAGGTTAAAACCCGTGTCTCAAAAGTGTTGGAAAAGCTCATGTGTACGCCCTTATTTTCATGCGACGGCCAGAGCCGCCAAACTTGCTTGCTTCGCTTTCGCGATTAATTGAGCCGACCGCCTGCTGGTATAAGCCCGCCCAAATTTGGATCCGCGCGTCATCCTTCAGATAAGGCGCCGAATGCATCAGTGACCCGTACAAATACGCGTCAGGGAAATATGTGAGTAGCCAGTTATTCGTGTTGCTCGCGCTCAACGCGTCGATCCGCTGGTAGTAGTACAGCTCAGTCTGGTAGGTGCCGTCCGGGGTAGGGTAGACCTCAATCTCACCCGCCGAAATCGCGTAGAACGACGGGGCGCCGGAGGTGTCCTGCGTGTCCTGGCGTCGCTTCAGCAGCTCGCCCTGGCTCAGCAGCTCCAGCGGACGGAAATTGCCGGTTGTCGTGTGGAACGTGATGACCTCTAAGAAATCCGCCGGGATGGCGCTGTACTTGCTGTCGATGGGTGCGATTGCGCGCCCCTCCATCCGCCAGTGACGCACGCTGCGGTTCAGATCCGCCTCGGCCATCGTAATGAAATCCGGGACCACTGCGGTGAGGTCGTCGCGGTTCAAGAAATCAGCGACCGATGCTTTCAGTTCGTCGTATGTCGATATGGCCATGCTACTGTCCTCGGCTCTCCAGGTATTTCACGACCTGGTCAAATAATACGTTTTGATTTGCCTTGGGCGGGCGAGGGGCCATGAAATCATCCATCGCGTTTATCCCGCGCGACGCAAAATCGTCGGCGCCACGCATGGCCTTCGGTAGGTTTCGCGCGCCCTTCATCAGGGTGCCAGCAAACGGCAGCATTGTCAGCGCCGCGTCAACGACACCCAGGCCAGCCAGCCCGGCATTTTTCGCCATGCCCATGTAATCACCCTCGCGATACGCGTCGGGGATGTCAGCCGCCGCCCGGTAGCTGTCCTCCAGGCCAATCATTGTGCCCACGCCGGGCGAGAAACTCGCGGTGTTTGCAGCCGCCACGGCGAGAGACGGATTTCCGGTGCGTTGCAGCGTTTGATAAAAAATTTCGTTCATTATCGCGTTGTCGGTGTTCGCCTGGTCCATCGCGGCCTGCAACACGTCGTCGCTGTATTTGTAGCCAGGCTCGACGATGCGGCCACGATTTCGACCACGGGCGTTGGGGGCAGGGGTGCGCGGCGTGTTCATCTCATACGCCTCGTTGCCCACGCCGACCGCGTTGGAGTAATCGTTACGCAATTTTTCGCTCTGCCGCTGGGTTTGGCTTTCTCTTAGCCCGGCAACCTTGGCGCGGATCCGTTCCTCTGGGGTCATCGCACGCTCTCCAAATATTTCATGATTTCCATTTCGCTCGGCATTTCGGACGCCTGCGCCTGGTTAGGCCCGCCGACGGCACCCAGGACGCCCGCAGTGCCCAGAGGCACGGAAAGCAGACCCTTATTCATGATAAAGTCAAACAGCACCTGTTCGCTCGTTTTGCCGGTTTTCTTAGCCTGGATGTCAGCGCGGTCACGGATCGCACCCATGAACGTCGTCTGACTGGTGGGATCCACGCCGGTTTTACGCGCCGCGCCCATCCACAAAGCCGCCTGGGTTTGCGGTCCAGTCAAGCCCAGCTCCTGGCCCAGCTCAAACATGAAATCTTCCATTGCGCCGTATTCGTTGTCGTTTGGCTTTTGCGACCAGACAACCGGGTTGTCCTTGATCGCTTCCATTGGCACGACGCCATCCTTGACTGCCGCCTTTGGGTTAAACGACGGCTTGCCCATCTTGTTTGTCGAGAAATACTTTTTTGCTGCCGGGTAGGCGCTCAAAATTTCATCCGCAAAATCCTGGCCCACCTCAGTGCCCGCCACAGCCAGCCAGTCAGGATCCATCGACGCCATGCCGAAATACCGGGTGAAGTGCAGATCCGCCGCAATGTTTTTCTCGGATCCCTTCAAAGATTGCGTAAAACCTTTGGGTTTAGGGTTATCGACCATCGATGATTTTGTGCCAGCCACGCCAGGCTCGGCGCCCGCGTTCCACTCGCCCTGCACCTGACGCCCGGCGATCATCTCTTGCAGACCGGCGGTTTTGTGTCCGTAGCCTTTCTCGCGACCCTTAGCCAGGACGCGGCCATCCGCGAGCGTTTCTAGGTTTTGCAACTGCTCCATGTATTCCGGGTCGGTGTACATGCGATTGCGCACCGCAGACGCGTTGCCGATGTTGGGCGGCACCTTGGATCCGGGGGAGGTCGCGCCGACCAGGTCAAGAAACTCAGACCACTGCCGGGTGCCTTCCTCTTCGCCGTATCCAGCGATAAACCAGTCGCGCAGCTCCTCGGTGTTGTACCAATCCTCGCCAACCTCCAGGCCAGCCTCGATGCTGCTCAGCATGTCCTGGCGCATGGGGTTGTTTGGGTCGCGCAGCGCAGTCAGTGATTTCTCCAGGCGAGGCGGCAACTTGCCAGGCTTGTAACGCATGAACGTAAAATCGGAGCGATTAGGCGCGACGCCGCGATACCGGGGGTCGCTGCCTGGAGCCTTGCCTAACATATTGATGAGGCCTTCCGCCCCTTCTTTTAAATATCCCATGCTATCTCTTCACGCTCTTCTTACCACTACAGCCCCACGCCTTGCGTCGGACCCGTACCTTTGGGGTACGCTTTTGACTTACTGTGCGCGCGCAATACGCGTCGCCGCGCTTTGTGCCGGGGCGAGAGATCCGCTTGTGCGTTTTACCCTCGCTGTCCTTGTACGTCGTCCCGTCGGCGTATTTTTTACTGGCGGGAACCTTTTTGCGCTTCGTAGGCATTACTTTTTCTTTTTCTTGGCCGTCTTGGCGCTATCCTTGAACGCCTTTGCTGTCGGGGCACCCTTCGAGCCTGGCTTGCGCATGCGCTCCGGGGTTTTGCCCGCTTTTTTCTGACGCTCTATCCGACGACGCTTGGCGTGGATGTTGTCGTAGAGGCCTTTTTTCTTTTTTGGCTTACTTGCCATACTTTTTGCCGAGACATGTGCCCGCGCGCTTGCACGCAGCCGGTGTCGGGCATCCCTTGCAGGGTTTCATCGCCATGGTTCACCTCCAAAATGTGTTGAGAAAATATTACCACAGCCATTGGAAACGCCCAAAATTACGCGATGCCCTGCATCCCGCGCTTCAGCTCACCCCGCCAAGATTTAAACGAACCAGCCTGCGCAGTCGCCGCATCCGAGGCCATCGTCAAGCACAGCGCGTCCGCCAAGTCAGGCGACCCCACGCCGCGCCTGCGCATCTCATCCTTGCTCTCCGCCTTCATCTTGCCGGAGCTGGTAAAGCTGTAGCGTATCGCGGTCAGCTCCGCCTGCAACTGGTCATCCTTCGGCAGCTTGCACGAGCGATCCTCCAGCCAGGCCTTGCAC